CTGATCCTTGGCAACAACATGAGCTGCCTTGATCAGAGCGACGGAAAGGTGATGGCGAAGCATGGTGAGCTCCTGCTGTGCGGTGCCTATCTCCGCTGGAGGCAATACTGAGTGGGGGATTCGATCCCCCGGCATCACGCCTGTCACTCAACAAAATCCTGTGGATCCATTAAATACAACAGACACATCGTGCAATAAATCTGATGTTCGTCCCAGGTTGTAGCCTTCGGTTGAAGCCTGATGACTTCCTGGAACTGATCAACAAACCATTGTGCGTCCACTCCATAAACTGGAACGCTACCGATTTCGTCTTCCGCCATGATCTTGTTGGCAATCTCAAGTAATGTCATGAGTTAAATGCAATGGAATGTTTGCGTGTTACGGATGCGCAACCCCCGATCTCAGTTACTGTCTTATCTTGAAAGCTATTGCGGCGCAGGGCTTTTCCCAATTTAGGGCGCGATACGAATTCGTATTACGCAAAGAATTACCAAAGAATTACCACCTGAATGTCCTAATTTCCTGACAAAATAACAGTCAATTCTGCGCGTACGTTTCTTGGGTTAGCGAACGAAGTGAGCGGAGCGTTGTCTCTCTCTTAGCGAGCGCAGCGAGCGGAGCGTGGAGTTATCTCCCTCTCTCTCTTAGCGAGCGCAGCGAGCGGAGCGTTGCTTCTCTCAGCGAACGCAGTGAGCGGTTCCCTTCCCACGCAACGAATACACCCCGTACTTCTTTTTTTTCTCCCCGTAATCGCAGTCGGACAGGTGGTGGGAGAAGCGTCAGGTAATTTTGTACCCTATTTGGTGGTCTAATGGGCCTTTTCGTTGAAGTAAAAAAGCAATTTTGTAGTAAAAACCATGAGTTTGCCCCAAAATTCAGACAAAAAAACCGGGGTTTTCTCCCCCGGCGTTATTTTGTATTAGAAAAATTTATCACTTTCCCTTTTTAGCCTTGTATGCGAGCGTCGCTTTCATTGCTTTGTTAAATGCATCTTGATCAGGAAGTTCATATGCCAATTCTTTTTTAGCATCAACAACAAAACTACGCACTTCTAAGGAGTCAGCACCTTTTTCTGCCATTTGAAGTGCTTTATTTTTAATTGCTTCTAGCCCTTCTACACGCTGAGCACGGATTTGGGGGTCCATCCGATCTACTTTTAGTTTATTCTTCAACTATAACGCCTCTTTTTCTTGGATTCATCAACAATAGAATGTTGACAGACAAAATAATTGGCTAATAAATCCCACAGGTAATTTATGGACTCTAATCTTGCTGCATACGCTGCTTATGAAGCAGAGAAACGGCGTCAAGCTGAGCAACAACAGCAAAATCAACCCAACTTAATCGATGTTCTGGGTAAATTAGCCCTTGGTACTGGCGCTGCAGTAGCTAGTTACTACGGCATTCAAGGTTTAATGCAACGATCAAAGATTGCTGATCCATTTTCCATAGGTTCGTACGCCCCAAAACCTTCGCAGGCCCCGGTAAACCAAGCCGCAGTGCGTCGTGCCGCTGGTACCGTTCCCGCAGACGTTAAACGCCAACAAGATGGAATTGAATTAACGCGCCAAGCCAGGGCCGAGCGTCTTCCAGGTGTAAGACAAGTAGATCTAACCGGCCAAAAAACTGATCTTCCTCTTGCCAGAACCCCCGGCACCTTTCAGCAGTTCAGTCGCGAAGCCAGTGGTATAACAGGAGCCGATTTTCTTCAGCAACGTCTTCGTGGACAAGCCACAGAGCTCCCCACTTCGTATTATCAACGCACTCCAGGTACATTTGCAGAATTCAACCGTGAAGCCAGTGGCGTTGCAGCAGCTGAACGCCTGGCACAAGACCCAGAACTTTTGTCGTTAGTCAAAGAACAGGCAGCTGAAGAATTATCGGAAGCCCGTAGCTATCAAGCAAAAGCGCAAAATGAATATCGCAGGTTGCTTTCTGCCACAGCACAAGAAGAAGTACTTGATGTATTAAAGAAAGAAGCAAATACAGTTCAAGCTGCAGCACAAAGTGATTTTGGTCCCCTAAAATTTATTCAAGATGCTGGCTACGTAGAAGCCGATAGTCTTGTTGATCAACACCGCAGTGGTCTCATCGGTCAAGTTGATCACTTTGCTAATGCTGCCAACTCAGCAGAAGATCAAGCCACTGGTCGAGTCAAGAGGGCCTTTCAGCGCAATGAAGATCAAAACCTGGCAGCCATTGAAATAGCAGAAGATAATGTTGACGCACAAATTGCAAGTGCCGCAAAAAACGATCCCGCCGTCGCAAGTGTTACCGAACTCGATGCTGCTATTAATCAGGTAGCTGATGGTTTGCCAGATGGTCGTCCAGTAGATCAAGCCGAAGCTCTTGTGACGGGCCCTGTTTCTGCACAAGAAATGGTTGAACAGGCAAAACAAGAAATGCTTAAACGTCGTCAAGCGGTAATGGAAACCGGCCTGAAACCCGGCACTATTCGTTTTGAAAGAGCGCTTGCTCAACCATTTCGAACTTCTACGGCAACACGTGTAATAGGAACCGGCGAAGCTCAAACAGCGCTACCCGCAGGCCCTATTCGCCAAACCGTACAGTCTGTAAGTGCCTCGGAAAGATTACCGGAGAATTTTGTTTCAAACATTGGGCCACAAGCAGTTGTTAAACAGACTGCTGCTGGCACAGCAATTAGAGGAGCCTCCCCTTCTTACTACGAGACCTTGCCAAAAAAAGAAACGCGTTTATTGTATGGCACAGCCGAACAGCTTGTTCCCGGTGCACCAGAAGAATATGGGCAAGATATTCCAGGTAGGGCGCGGGTGCGTGGTCTTTTCTCTTCGCTAGAACCACAAGAGCGTTCCAAGCAAGAAATTGTCTATAGTGTTTTAGATCTTCCCGCGTCTCAAGAGATTCCTGGGGGTTCAGCGGGAATAGGTATTTATGGTATAGAGCCTAGGTATGTACCTGGCGCCGTTAGCAAAGCAACTGGCGAATATTCTGCCGCATCTGAACGCCGTCCCACGCAAACTACATTTAAAGAACGTAAAACCGGTTTTGAAGGTTTGTCATCTGAACAACTTATTTCTGCTGCTGAGCAAGCAAAGTCCCCACGTCTTCGTCGCGCATTTGAAGATGAGGCGACTCGTCGTACCACTACCAAGTCAAGCCTTGGCGTGAGTGAAGCGTTGCGTCGGGCTAGAATTGAAGGGCGTGACCCACAGTCAGTATTGCGCAGCCTTGGATTTGAAGTTTAATTATGGCTGAAAAGAAAAAAGATAAGAAATGGATCCAAGGTATGGACATGAAGGAAGGGGCTTTTACTGCTAAAGCTAAAAAGAAAGGCATTACTTCTGCTCAGCTCCAAGAGAACGTGCTATCTAATCCTGAAAAGTACGATGAAAAAACTGTGAAGCAAGCGCGTTTACGCAAAACGTTGGTAGGATTAAAAAAGAAAAAGAACAAGAACAACGGTTAAGTATCCATGGCAAAAGACGCTAGGTTAGAGCTTGGTCGATACATTTCTAATCCGTTTAACAAAAAAGGCGATATTGTTAAAAAATTAGATTTTAACGATCTGTTTCGGTCTAAGCCTGACACGGGGGAATATCCCTGGAATCCCTCACGGTTTACTGAACAAGATTTGTTGAAGCGTGCAATGACCAAGAAACTGATTGAAAATCCAGATTTACAATTTGTTTCAAACGCTCCTTTTTTTGATAACAATGAAGCAGTAACTCCAGAGTACGAAGTATTTGAGGGTATTGGTCGTTTTAATCGACCAGTGGCATATGACTTTGAGACTGGCCGTCCTATTACAAGTCAACGACCAGAAGAGCAACCTGATTTCAATACTGGTTGGATAGAAGCTTATAAGATCAGCCCAACAATTCCCCCTGGCAAATCAGTTAAAAATCCCATGCCCCGTTTACGTAACCCGGATCCCAATGGTTACATGATGAAGGCTGCCGAGATTCGCGTTGAAGATGAAATAGAAAATAAACAATCTATTGCGCAACTTCTAGAAGAACCGCCCAGTAACAAAGAAGAAAAAAAAGATGAGAAGGAAGGAAGCAAAACAATGGCCGAAGAGAACCAAGCGGTTGGATAACCCCGGATAAAATACAAATAACGCAGTGAAGAAATGTTTAAAGTAGCCGGGGCCATACTAACTAATCCTGAGCTTTTGAAGCGTGCTGCTCGCCTGTCTTCGGCTTCACCGCTTGTAAAAGGTGCTGCACGCTTAGCCGATAAAGGAGGGTCTGAGTTAATTGCTTCTTCTATTCCAGGGTCTTTATTAACCGGTGCTTTAACCACGTTAGCAACAGGCAATCCATTAGCCGGTGCTGCGGTCGGTGTCGCTGACTTGGGTTTAAGTTACGGGGGTGCACGAGCCGTTGGTGCACTTAGCCCCAGATTTGCAGGTAAATATCGTGGTTACGTCCCGGAGGAAGCTTTAGAAAAATATGCCGGGCGTAAAACCATTCCTCAAGATGTGTTATCAAGAACCTATGAGCCAAGCACTGCACAACACGCCGCAATGATTGCAGGTAGTGTCGCTGCACCCCTAACGCTAGAACCGTTGTTCATGCAAATGCAACAGCAACAAGACATGAACCAGCTGGTAACACAACAACAACAGTTAAGTCAACAGGAATACATTAATCAAATGTACGCACCTCCTTACACAGCTGACGGTACGCTTTATCAACTACAAGGTTTGCCCCAACGTTTCGTGTGATGAATTTAATTCAAGACGTTAAAACCGGCTGGCAAGCAGCGCTTAATTACATGAATTATCGGGCGTCGCCCGAGATTGTCAACAATGTTGTTGTGCGCTCCCCAGATTATCGGCACAGTGTTTTTGATCCGCGTTTTAATAGGGCTATTCGTAAGGGTACAAAAGTTGTCACGGACGCTGGCACTGAAGTCATTACACAACCCCTCACAAAACCAGGGGAATTTCTTGGTGCGTATTCAGCGCGTCTTTTAACTGACGTTGGAACTGATTCAACCCGTCAATTTTATTGGCGCTATAACCACCCTATGGCCCTTGCTGAAAAAGCAATTGAACAAGTTGTTCCTCAACTAGCTGATATTCAAGATCCAACAAAAAGAGCGGCAATCACCCTTGGAATTACAGTACCTGTCGCCGCGTCTTTAGGAACATTTGATATTACTAACCCGGGAGAGTTGTTTAGGCCAAGAGGTTATGCTCAGCGTTACACCGAACAAGGCTCTGAAGATCGCAGGGAAACTGTAGAGCCTGGCATTGAATTGTTTGATCGTTTCTTTCTTGGTCGCCGTGGAGAACCTCTAAAATATGAAACTGCAAAAGAAGACATCCCAAGCCTGACACCTGAGCGTTATAAAAATGTTCTCCAAAGCCAATATCAAGATCGCGGTTTACTTGGTTTGGGAATTGTTAAAGGAACGATGGAAAATATTGAAGGCTATCCCGAAGTTCGTGTTGTAGGTTTTCCTGTTGGACTTCAATCTGTGGGTGCTTTAGCTGGCGGTACGCTTGCTGCAAGAGAAGCATTTAAGTCCGTTGAAGGACGTGCCCCATTGAAGACACGCACAAAAGCAGGCATTACGTTAGCTGGCTCATTAGCGGGGGCATTGGCGGGCAATATGGTGAATCGAGCGATTGCCTCAATGAATAACAGCCCAGAAAAATTACCTTCCACAATGGAGTACCAGCAGAACATGTAGGCTGGTAAAATTAATTTATCAAGAAATGCAGTAAACCGTAAACGCTATGGTTATACTTGATCAATACGGGCGTCCCATCCAAGTTGGCGGCACTACTGGTGGCACTACTGGTGGCACTACTGGTGGCACTACTGGTGGCACTACTGGTGGCACTACTGGCGGCACTACTGGTGGCACTACTGGTGGCACAGGTTTTGGTGTCAGAGACTTAGCGGGCGGAGAATTTTTTAGTCGTCTACTCGGACGAGGCCAAGAGGTTGCAGATAAAACTTCCAGTGCTGCTCAAGAAGCCGTACGAAAAGCCGGCGGGCTTAAAACTATTGGAAGCAAAACTCTTAACCTGGCAGGACGCTACGCTCCTCTCGTCGGTGGTGGTCTCCAACTCTTACAAGGAGATCCTCTTGGCGCCGTTGGCTCTGTGGCTGGTGGTGTTCTTGCCGCTCCTTTTGGTCCCTTAGCTTCGATTGCAGGCGCCACGGTGGGCGGTCCTGTACTGAAGGCAATTGCCTCCCCCATTGCTCAGGCCGCCCAAGGTCTTATGGGTAGCGCACAACAACGTGAGATGGCCCGTGGAGAATCCCCTGGTATTCTTGGCATCCCTGGCTTAAGTGCTAAAGATATTGGTGGTTTGGATTCAGGCGTAATTGAGCGTATTGCTAGAGCAACAGGCAAAACGCAAGTGGAAGTTGCAGAGGCTTTATATCCGCTTCAACAACGCGGTCGTGATGCTGATTTACAACGCCAAATGCAAATTAATCAACAAACTGGTCAAATTACTGGTGCATTAAATCGTCAGCTGTACATGGCGCAGCTTGCTGGTGGTGCTCAAGCACAAGCAGGTGAAACCGTGCGTACCATGTTGACGGCTCCCAACCCCTATGCCGCTTCTGCCTTCCAATACCGTGGAGGTTAATAATGCAGTTCCCAACTTTTAACTATTTGGATTTGCAGTTTAACCCTGCCGCCTATAAAGGCAACTCTTTTTCTTTTCAAGATTATTTATCCAGTTTGCCAAGTTCGTCTAATTCTAAAACTAAAACGAGTGACAATGATAGTTCCCTGGCTGGCGTTTTTGAGCGAATATATGACAAACAAAACGATCCCGCACGCATAAAACAAATCCTCGCAGACCAGGTTGCTTTTCAGGGAGAGCTAATGAAGCAAGCTGCGCCTTATAAGATGTTGTTTGAATTACCCGATAAACTGTACAATGCGTTTGCTTTGCCCGGTCAAATTCGTTTAGCTGGGGCACGGGCTGCTGGTGAAGTTGTCTCTGAAGGTTTACGATCTGCCGCAATGGTTCAGATGCCTGGCTTAAATTATCAACGGCCTAATATTCAATACTTTTGAATCTAGGATTTAAAATAAAGCAATGGCATTTCCTGATTACTCCAGTATTTTTTCAGGTGGTGGAACTAATTTTACTTCTACCGCCTTTGCACCGAGTACAGGAAATTTAGCAAAGGTAGCAGCAAAGTCCATGGCCATTAATCCGTTTACAGCTGTACTTGGTGTAGCAAACATTGGCGCAAGCCTGTTTGGTGGCAGTCAAGCGCAACAAGCTCAAAATGATGCACTTAAGGCCCAGGTCCTTGGTGCTAATTTTGCTGCACAGCAACAGACAGATGCTCGTGCCGCGCAAATGGCGCAGGGTTTACTTGGCATGCAGTTTGGAGAGTTTCTTGCTGCTCCTAGGGAATTAGAGCGTCAAAAGGAAGCTCAAAGGTTTCAGTTTGGCGAGCTTGCTAACGTGCAACGTGCCGGACGAGAAGAGGACTTTAAACGCGCCATGTCACAAGCAACGTCTGGTCCAGCCAAAGAGGCTATGCGCCTCGCAAATCGAGAGCAGTTAAAAGCGGCGCTGGCTCAACAAGTGGGCGCCGGTCGGGCTATGTTTGGTCCGATTGCTCCGATTAATGTCGATCAAATGTTTGCAGGTTAAGGAGGTAAATCATGGGCGGCGGTGGCACAACAGTCTCATACCAACAACCTAAAGATCCGTATGGAGACCAACTAAAAAAATATCAGCTAGAGCAACTTAAGGCAGCCGAAAAAACCGCTGCCGAAGAAAAGGCTGCAAAAACAGCAGCAGACGCTGAAAAAAAACTAGCTGCACAACAGGGCTTTACTCCGTTTAAACAGACGATTCAACAGCAGTTATCTAAGGGCTTGTTGAGTTATCAAGAGGCACAGGCAGAGCTTAAAGACTATGCCTCTAAATATGACATCGGCCCTCAACCAGGTGCTCTGCAAGAGTTAACAGATTATTACTTAACCAATATTCAGCCTGGGCAACAAAAGTCTCAGATTGAATCTGCGTATCAAGAATATTTTGGTAAGGGGCCAACCACCGAACAATTAGAAAAAGCTCAAAAATCTTTTCAGTCGGGTTACTACAAATCTGTTGGCGACTTAAAAGAAACGCTTAAGGCAAGCGACGAATATCAAGAAAAGTTTAATAAGAGCTATCTTGATAACTACTACGAGACGATGTTTGGGAAGGCCCAAAAGGATGATAAGGGTGTTAAAAAATATCAGTTCAAGCTCCAGGAGTCTTTCCTTCCTAAATACGCTGGTGATCTTGCAAAAGAAACCGGCGTTACCATCCCAGAATTCCAAAAAGAATTCACGGGTACCGCTGGTGAAATCGAGGCAAACCTTGACGCAATCAAAGAAACCAAAGCGTTTATTTATCAGTCTGGCTTGAGTAATCTTCAAGGTCAGATTGATAAAGAAGTGCAGACGCTGAAAAACGAAGGCATAGAAAAAGTTACCAAGCTTCAACAGGCGGGCAATCAATATACTGCTCTTATCGGATCCTTTAGCTTCTAAAAAATTATTTGCTATAATTAACGTATCCCAAAAGCTAAACAATGACCAACACGCCCGCATCGGAAGATCCGTTTGATCTCGTTAAGTTTCAAGCACTTCTTGATAAACTTGAGGCTTCTAAACTGAAGCAAGCGGGTGAAAAATCTAAAGAAGGTCGTCGTGACATTTTTGCTCAGGGCCTTGCTTCCATGATGAGCAATTTCTGATTTCATCTTGTAAACTCAATGAGCCATGAGCAATACGCCTTCCAAACCTTATAGCGCCGACGATTACTTTGACCTACAAAAGTATAAGGAGGCTGCTGGCGTAGCTTACGAGTTTTCCAAGAAAAAAATGGAGACTGCTGGTGAACAAGAGCGCAAGACCATTGGTGCCGCGTCAGAAGAAAAGCGCCGCGACGAAGAACGAGACTACCAACAGTCACAACGAGCTTATCGATATTGAGCTCTTTGATACATGGGTAGATAATCTCGACGCTTCTACCCAGGAATCGTTCTGTTCTTTTTCTGCAGATAATTATTCGGTAGTTGAAATTTATTTATACTCCAGATTCCTTGGATACAGGGGAAGTATTACGGCGTGCTCTCTTTGGGTCAAGGACAACTACAAAAAGCCTGATCATCGCAAAAAACTCCTGTATGAAATTGATGAGATGCAGGAGGACGTGCGCAAGCTTCGAGAAGACGTAGAGAGCGGTGTGGTCAAGCGAGATGCAGGTGTTGCACGTATTGCATCAATGCAGAAAGAAATCCGTGGTCACATTGATCAAGTTGAAAAGTTTACCAACATGAAAGACCGCAAGGGTCTCCTCATGGCGGGCGCAGATCGTGCCATTCGAGAAATCATGTTTATTTTCAAAGATGATCCCATTGAGATACCGCTGGAGGAGGCCACAATGAGTGTTTGGGCTCGCATGCAGCTTGAAGAATAAATTATTTGGTTATACAATATATTCAGAACCAGAGTAATCACGTGGGCGCTGGAAAGCCGGGTGCAATGAAACCCAATCTGTCACCTTCTCAAACCAAACCAGGCTCCACCTTTGGCTTACAACCGTCGCAGGCGGACAAACCTGCTATCAAACTTGCCGGTGGCGCTAAGCCTGTTAAATAGTGTCTAAAAACAAAATGCCTCCTGAGCTTCTTGAGTACTTCAAGAAGAAAGAAGCCAAGAATGAAGACGGCACTGAAATGACAGACAAGGAAAAGCGCAAAGCAGCTTTAGATAAAGCGCGAAAATATCAAGAACAAAAGAAAAAAGACAAAGAAACTGAGTAGGATAAACATCAGAAAGTAACTGAATTTTTATCGTGCCGAGTTATACGCACCTTGCTTACCGTCGTAACGCCAGGGCTGCGGCACGACGACAGCAAATACGCTTACCGAAAAACGAAGATCTCCTGCAAAGAGCGCGGGATGACTTTGGGTATTTTTGTGACTACGTTGCTGATAAACCTCCGGCAACACACCATATTGATTGGCATCGACACTTTGTTACCAATGAAGACAGCAGCTGTTTAACTAGAATTTCTGGTCCCAATGTTGATCTTCTGGCACCACGGGGATCAGCAAAGTCCACAGTACTTGGTTTGTTAACTGCATGGGCAATTGGCATCCATACTCAAGCCAAACTTCCTCTTCAGATTCTGTATTTGTCTTATACCGTTGATATTGCACGTTCCAAGTCGGCAACCATCAAACGAATCATTGAAAGCAAGCGGTACCAAGAGGTTTTCCCTACGGTCCGTTTGATGAAGAACGTAACCAGTAATGAGTATTGGTCGATTGATCATAAATTTGCGGGCATCGACACCACGGGCGACGAACAATTTACGCTTTGTGCCGCTGGTCTTAAAGGCTCAGTGACTTCCAAGCGTTCTCATCTGGTAATGATTGATGACCCAATTAAATCGGCAGCAGACATTTCAAACCCGGATATTCGGAAACAAATGCAAGAGAACTGGAACGCGGTGATTGCACCCACCATGTTTGAAGGTGCTCGGGCAATTTGTCTTGGTACTCGCTTCCGTCATGACGATATTCATGCCACAACATTTAACGAGCAAAATAATTGGTCTCAGGTTGTTCTTTCCGCAATCCTAAATAATCCCAAGACGGGAGAAGCAGAGTCCTATTGGCCGGAAATGTGGTCTCTGGAATACCTCAAAGAAAAGAAACGGCAAGCACCAATTGCCTTCTCTTTTCAATACATGAATCAGATTGTTCGTCAAAACGAATTGTCTTTGGCACCAGAACTAATTGTTAAGGCAGAAATTTCGACGGAGTTTGACACGCTTGGTATTGGTGTTGATCTTTCCGCTGGCACCAAAGAAAAAAATGATTACACCGTGATGATACTTGGCGGACGCATTGGAGATCGAATTCACATCATTGATTACAGGCGAATTCGTGTCATGGGAAACCTGGAAAAACTAGACGCCTTGAAAGAACTTCTCAATGACTGGTCCGTGATAGGCCGTGATGATAATGGAAACTATTTTCCAACCTATTCAACATGTGACATTTGGTCAGAAGCTGTCCAGTACCAAGCCTCTCTTGAAGCTGATTTCAAACGCGTCTGCCTCAATAACGAAGGTCTCTACAACTTGATTTGGCATCCAGTCAAAGGTTTCCGTGCAGATAAGTTGGCACGCTTCAGGGGAATTATGGGTATGTTTGAAGACCGCAAAATCATCTTCAATCGTTTTCGTAACTTCACAAATCTCTTCGAGGAACTCACGAATTTCGGTGTCAGTGGTCATGATGACTGTGTTGACGCCTTGGTTTGGCTTGTCACAGGACTTGCTAGAAAAGGTCAGCTGCATATCGATTACTGAATTTAGAATTAAGAAAAAGCATTGCTGTTGTGGGCCCGGAGTACATTGCCATAGCTGTCACCGCAATTGTATCCGCTGTTACCGGCGGATCTTGGGTGGCCAATAAACTATTAGAACGGCAAAGAGAAAGGGTTCAACAAGCCCTTGATTACACCGGTTCTCAAAAACGAAGGATTGACATTTTGGAAGACCAAATTAATCGCATGCCCCTGGATTATGTTTTGAAGGTTGACTTCTTGCGAGAAATTCAAGAGATGCACAATAATTTTAGACAGATCCACGATAAGCTTGATAAGCTTATGGAAAAGCTTTTGGCAAAATGAGTTACATCGTAGAAGTTGAAGAAGATGAAAATGGTGAGCAGTTCATCACGATCCCAGATGAAATAGTGGAAGAGCTGGGTTGGCAAGAGGGAGATGTTCTTGAGTGGGATGTAAAGGGTAATGGAATCATTCTTAGCAAGGTTAATGATTCCGCTGGTTATGTGGTTATAGAGGATTAGAATACAACAAAAGAGATAAAGACATGTTTTACGGTGGCGAGTCTAATGTTCCCGGCGCTCCTGGCAATTTACTTGCCGGAGCCCCAAGTTTTGACATACGGCGTTCTGCTGGTGCTTTGGGAGGTCGTTCGGGCGAACAGCTTCGTCGTCTATATGAAGGCGGTACACAACAAAATCAACAGCTCAACGAAGAGCTGATGAAACGCGGTATTATGCCTGGCACTGGCCCTCAGCTACCCATGGCTTTTGGATCCAGCAATCTCCCTGGCGCTGTTGGAAATATAGGCGGAATTGCTAATGCACAATTCTTTGATGGTCCTCAACTTGGTCAAGCTGCTCCGCAAGGTGAACCTCAGCGTCCCTATGGTGGTGCTCCTAATGTTCCTTTGACTCCAGAGCAGAAGGCAAAGCTGATGCAACAAGGCAGTCCGCCTCCTCCCGAGTTCAATATCCAAGATTATTTACGTAAAGCACAGGCCCCTGGTGGCCTTCAAACAGACTCTTTGGCTGCCGCTTTTCCTCGTTATCCCAAGGGCATGGAGGGTGTAGTAGATCTTACCTATCCTCCGGGACACCCCATGTACGGAAAACCAATTCTTCTCCCAGGCTCACAAACACCCCTGGATGCAAACAAAGCCGAGTACGAAGGAATTAAGCGTATGCGTTCTGCTCCAATAGATCCGAGACTTACACCCGAAGGATTTCAAAAAACGGTTTACTAATGGCACAAGACGACAGCAAATATACAAAGCCAGGATTACGCGAAAGTATTAAAGATCGTGTAATGGCTGGTTCCAAGGGCGG